ATGATTATCGAAATCAGCATTGCCAAAGAGAAGATCGGCAAAATGCCGAAAGGCTCTACTGAAGCATTAAAACAGGAAATGATACGCCGTGTCAGCCAACGCTATGACGATGTAGAGGTCATTGTGAAGTCCGCCAGCAATGACGGTCTGTCGGTCCTCCGCGCACCTGATAAAGATGCAGCGAAGGCATTTGTGCAAGAAACTTTGCAGGATGCGTGGGAGAACGCGGACGACTGGTTTGTTCAGTAACCACCGTGTAAACTCGCCGCCGGCTGGCAGCCATTCAATACTCGCACTATCGAACGATCGCCAGCCAGCTGCAGCCCGTTCTTGCATACGACGTGGCTGCAGCACTCTCCTTTAAGCAGGCTTTTCAGGCCAGTTAATATCCGGCGCAGTAGACGTATCAACTGCTTCCAATGCATCCAGATAATCAAGCCTCGCGTTATACTGCGTCTTATCCGAATCGCTCAACCTTCCCATAGCCGCTTTGCCAGGCCACTGTTTGCTGTTCATGTAATCGTTGGCCTGATCTATGCGATTTTGCTTCTCTACATCAGCTGCTGAAATCAGATCTTCAGGTGGAATATCAACCCACGCAGGAAGCCCATCCTTTCCCACTCCTAAAACCTTCCCTTCAGGCGGTGCGAAGTTATAGATATCACGCACGTCATCACCGACTTTTACAACGTCATCGGGGAGCGTTCCTGCATCTATGTATGCCTGCTTATTACTTGCCGGGTAAAATGCCAGAGTTTTTCCACTAAATAAGTACATGCTCATCTCCCAATCACTAAATAGTTATAACGATAAGTAGTTCCTGTTCCTGCAGCTGAAACGTTCGCACCCCATGAGGTGAGGCTCATTGACGCAAAATTTACGCCGGTTGTTGAAGTGTTGGTTGGTAACTGTACAGGGTCACTGATAACACCGAATGCTGCGTATACGGCCGACGTGAACGGGATCGGATAATTACCTGAATTCCCTGAAGTACCATTCCCTCCAAAATTACCCCACTGAATCATCAAACCGCCCGGAAGTTTCATGTAACCATTTGGTCCAATTGACGATGTGAAGCTGCTCATATCAGGGATCTGATTTGTGCCTGTTCCTACATCACGTTGCGCGGCGGTTTTTAGACCAAGGTAAGTAAGAACGCTGGGAATATCAGTCTTCCCAATGATATCCCGACCGACCTGAGTCAGGTCAGTTTGTGCAGCGGTATCAATACCGGTGAAATAAGGAAGCTTATTCGCTCCGGTCGCAAGGGCTGCAAGTGCCGTAAGTGTGGCATCCAGCGCCTGGAAATCCTTACCGAACGCGACGGTCATCTTGGTAATAAACCCGTTTAAGTCACCATCATCAAGCACATCTTGCCCACTTTTATTCGCGATATATTGCGCTAGAGAAGCTGCGATAAAACTTGCCTGCCGGATAGCTTTGTTCACCTGCGCACTGGATGCTTTGCCTGCCATGAACCCTGACAGTAAAGCCGGAAGCGCTTCCCACTCAGCCTGTGACATTACGTTTGCATTTGGATCAAGTGCAAATGCCTTAAAATCATTCTTGTTAGCCATCAGAGTAATACCCCCCAAGCGCCGGTATCGAAACCGCCGATATATTCGTTATCCATATCAAACCCAAAAAAATTTCGTTCCTTCGGACGGTGTTTCTACCGAAGGTGTTTCAACGTCACCGGCCCATACGCCAGCTGCTTTAACGGTGAGATAGCCCTGTTTAATAGCGGCGATCAGTTCAAGAGACACATCTGAAATATCAGTCTCAGGGAATACCCAGACCGAAATCGTCATGTCCTGGTTATCGACGATTTGCATTTTCAGGCCAGAACCTGCTGTCGCAGCGTCAAGAATGGGTGGCAGCGAGTCGTTCCGCCCGTCCCAGTTGTTAATAGCGATTTTCGCTTTCAGAATGATGCGGTAGGTGTCATCGCTCAGCGACGTATAGCCCGAATCCGGGTCATATGGCCCTTGCCAGACACCTTGGTCATATCCCAGCCCATCGGTATCCCAGCTGAAATAAACTCCGGAAATAGGCTGGCTGACAATGCGGCTGCGCCCAATCCATAGCCCGAGCGTGTCGAGCTGCACACCGACAGCTGTATCGATATCGAAAGCAGAGACAAGGCCGCCCATGCTTTTGGAAATATCGATAAGCGGTCGGGTGCTCAGGTCAACGTGATCGAAGAATTTGGGCTTGGTCGCGTGGTAATTGGTGATCCTGTCCGTATATTTGCTCATGAGGTCACCGTGAGAGCGATATTATCGGGCTTACAGGACGCTGATTCGTTGTAGGCAATAACGATATTTGCCGCTGCCACCGAACCGGAAGACTTTCCGATCAACAGCTCGGTAATGTCGTAATAGCGAGCATTACCGCCGCTCACCACACCGAGGTTCGCCGGGGAGTAAATACGGCTCAACAGCACTGAATCACCGATCGTCAGCCCGTTGATGTAGTCCGCCACCGCCTGCTGAATCTGCGTGCCGATTTGCGATGTGTAACCGGTGAAGGCCTTCAGCGTGATGTGTCCGAAAACAGGCACGTCGGTTGAGCGAGAAAATCCGACATCATGCGGGTTACCGTATTTGTCCGGTACAGAGACAACAGTTGATCCGTAGGGAGTCGTTCCCTGCCCCTTATTCCCCCTGATGGCCTGGGCTATTGCCGTTGCATCCCCACCGTCGACAATGGCTGCAATGGAATGAGGCGGCAGTCCGTTGCTGTCAGTTGTGCCCTTGTCGTTTTCGTAGAGCTTGTGACGTGTCACACCAGCAACGTTGGCAAGAGCGCCATCAACAGCCTCAAACGGTGTAATCGACGGCAACGCAACGCTTTGCCCCTGCCTGACGCGCAGCTCTGCGTCAGTTTCTGCAGGTTCGCCCACTGTGGCCGCCGTCGGGTTCGTTACCGAAGTCCAGCCACGAGTCGGCGTGTTAATGGTGGTGATTGTCCCGGCCAGCGCCGCTACCGCACCGCTATTCGCACATGTGGCCGTAACGATAACTGAACCTCCATCAATGACCACTGAAGGTGGAAGATTCCAGATCACGTTATTGTCGTCTTTAACCGAGCCGTTCGTGATGGTCGTCCCGGCGGTTCCGGTCAGCTGCAAATCTACGGTAGAGTTTGTCGCCCCATTACGGGCGATACCGTTAATTTTTACATTGCTGGTCAATCCGGCACCGTACCCGGTCGCAGGGGAAAAGCTGTTGTAGACACTGATGGCTGAGTTATTGGCATCGTGGATCGCCAGCGCTACCAGCGACACAACTTGTCCGTCCTTGCTGTCCGGGTCAATGTACACATCAGCGCCGTAAATCTGCTGAAAAAAGCTCGTCAGGGTATCGATTATCGTCTGAAAATCAGGTGCGCTAATACCCTCAGCGGTTACCGTTGCCGATAAGCCGAGTGTGTCCAAATTGAGGGCCATTTATGCCTCGCTGGTTACTGTCGTTGTTCCGTAGATGGTGTCGACTGTGGTTGTGAACTCAACGCGCCGCGTCGTGGTGTTCACTGTCGTATTGAAAGAGAGAATGGATTTCACGCCACGCGTTTCGAGAATGCGCTGGCGTATCGCTAGGTTGTAGGTTTCCGGTTTTTGCTTACCGAGAACGGACTGGATCCACGGCGTGCCTGCCGTCGTATCGAGGAACCATTCCCCATACCATAATTCGAATCGCGTTTTTATCGCCTGCGCCACAGCCTCTGGTGAGTTAATCAGCCAGGTATCATCACCGCTGCCAAAGGTATAATCACCGTCGGCATCTTCACGCCGGTATCGCATGTTTAACCTCCCAGCGGCGCGGTATTGCTGCCGCCACTCTGTACGCCACCGTGCTTGTGTTTGTCGACGATAGAACCATCCACCAGCTGCAGGCGTCCGTCAGGCAGTATTTTCAGCCCATTCAGGTCGAACCCTCCCGGCGCGGTACCGGTTATCGCCCCGCTTGATGGGTTTAGGCTCAGCTTGGTCTCGCCATCGTCACTACGCAACTCCACGCCGCTGGTGCTGATACCGCCGATTTTCTGCGCCTGCGACTGTGGTCCGACAATGCAGAACGCATCTGATAAATCATGCACCCTATCGTCGACGGGCTCCTGCACACCGCCGCTTTGCCACCAGAAATCGATGCAGCGATCGGCAAATATCACCAGACATTCATCACCGGCCTTCACCGGGAACGTTAGCGTGCAACCGCCGCCGCGCGGAAACACCACCGGCACATCCACCAGCAGCGGATAATTATTCGTAATGCGCTTCCCGTCGTTATCGGTTTCAACCGAACGGATAGCAGGCTGCACTACCGCAGTTACTGTTCCCGGGTCGAATGACTGAACGATTCCAGGCAACGCGACACGGATCTGGTTTTTTGTTGTTTCCCGCTCAGATTTGAGGGTTTCGGCAAGATCGCCGCTGCGGGTCTGGTCAGATACTGCCATTTGGTAGACTCCAGAAAGCAAAAAACCTCGCCGAAGCAAGGTTTGAGAAGTGATTGTAAATATTTACAGGGAGTTACTTAAACATCCGATAAGTTACCTGTCCGTTAGGTTTGGTCAGGCTGCCATAGCACTCAATTGTATGAATAACCTTAACATTAAAATCATTCAGCCCTGAGTAATGAAGAGTGAAGTAATACTGCTTTGGACTCACCGTGTCATCTATGCCACTTTCTGTTTGTTCCGTATCAAACGTCTCAGGCCTAGTTAGGGTATTTCGAGCAATATCCTTGCACGCGAAAATGACATTATTTTTAGCAAGAACATCGACAGGAAGCTGGTTCTTTTTAGCCTCATCAGCAAGTTCTTTTTCATAAATGGCCTTACGCTTAAGCCTTGCAGTTTCTTTTTCTTCTGCTGACCGGATGGCCGCCTTATCACTCTCACTTCTTGATTCAGCAGGCTTACTTCGCGCCTGACTCGCTTGATCTTCCTCTTGGCTCGTATCAAAAATCGCATACGCCGCAAATCCAATCACAGCCAATAACGCAATCCTTAGCATTTTTGTGAACATGGCCGTCAGTCCTTAATATTCTTACACGGAAACGAGCCAATTACTCTTGGAGCATCCATACTGTTTTGGAGAAGCTGGACATTCAGGAAAGATTTCCCGTTACGCTTCACAAATTCAAAGCCATAATTGTTGCCGTCACGCGCAGGCATCAGCCCCATATTCCACACAGCCTTAGATTCATCACCTTGAGCGCCGAGGTATTTTACTTTTTGACTTGTGACTAATTCGCCGTTAATACGCACAAGGCCTTCAGCATCCGATAATGTCATCTTATAGCCGCCGCACTGGAAAGCTGCGAAAGAAGGTAACGAAACCAATAGCCCAACCAGCAACGCATATTTTCTCATCATCCACCCCGGTTAAAAGCTTCCTGAGTTTTAATATCCACCGCACCACGCGCCTCGCACATCATATCCATGTACCACGCTTGGCCCCTTGTGTCGCCAGTGTACATAATCCCGCGTACAATATAAACGCCATCCGTGGCGATGCTGGCTGTCATTTGCTTGGACACTGGCAGCGCTACGTTCGAATTGCCGTTTATGGTATCGTCGAAATAACGACCAGCCGTCATGGATATGTCGTTACCCGGTAGCGCTGTTTTGTATACCGACGCTTGATCCAGCTGAATGAGCCCGTTAACCCGGATGTTCGGGTTTATCAGCGCGCGAACGTTCACACCGTTACCGATGGTCTGCTGCGGCATGCCGATCAGCCCGGTGGCGCTGTTGAGCACAATCGCTTCGTGAACATACTCGTTATTCGCCACCATCTGGCGCTGACCGTCCACGAACAGCCAGGTTGCACCACATTGTCCAGCCACGTTATCCATAAGATGCCGGGTCATACCAAACAGCACCCGGCCCCGGGGGAATACGGTGGCAGGCATTTCAGCCGTCAGGCCTTCAGTCGCACCTTTAGCCTCAAAATCTTTCATCAACGCGCGGTTCACATCTGCGACCGTATAACCGGCTGCCAGCGTCTGCGAGGTTATGCTAGTGGCAAAAGCCAGATCCGTATCCGCTGCCTGAATCAGGACATAGGAATCAATGGGATTCTCCTTACCAGTCACCGAGTATCGAATTTCGCCGCTGTAAATCAGCCCATAGTTTCGCCCATCGCTCTGACCCACATCTGCCGCGTCAACCTCTCGCACCTTTCCGACGTCGCTGGCCGATACTTCCGGCGCTATGCCGTCGTAACCGGCGATCAGTCGCACCTTTGAAAACTCTTTACCGGTGATCCGATTTGAGGTATCGGCTGACAGGTTGTAAATCTTGAAGGTTCCCAGCCGGGACGCGCTGCTGATGTTGAACCAGTCGATCGTAAAGGTCACCTTAAAATCGCTAAGCTCAATGCCCTTCCCATTCTCGTCCACGAGCTGCAGCTCGAAATGTCTCATCCAGTTCAGTGACATGTTTACTCCGTTGATACCAGTAAATGACTGCGGCCGCCCAGGTCGGTTTTCGTCGGATAATCCTGCGCGCTGTCGTCGCAGACCACCACCAGCTTAAAGCCCAGCCTCATATAGGCATTCTGCGCCAGCAGGTCAGCGCCGGTGACAAGGGGAATGCCGGAGATAACCGGCTCCCCTCTGTCGTTCTGCAGGTCCATAATCCAGTACAGATCCCGCCAGTTGATGCTGATCCGCCAGGTAGCGCCTGCGATATTGATACTGAACTGCTGGTTATCCGCCGTCAGCGGTATTTCCTGAATAGCCATTAACCCAGCCCCAGTAATGACACACCTCTTTGCAGCAAGGAGCTGTTAGGTGGCTTCGTCGTTTTAGTGCCGGTGTTCAGTACCGCAGAGGTACTTACACCATCTTTCATGTCTGTTTTATCCGCCACGCTGATTTGTTGCGTTTGGGATATAAGGACTTCGCGCAGGGTGAGAACGGCGGACAGGACATTTTCGGTCGTCTTATCCGTCGTCACCTCCAGCGCGCGGATCAGCATGTTGCTGTATAGTCGCTTACCAGTCACCACATCGAAGGGGATTCTGCTATTCTGCAGCTCCAGTAACTTCTGATACGTCTCCTGCGGGCTAAGGCCAAGACTCAGCCCGATTTTTGATGTGTCGGCAAAATCCAACAGCGAGCCACCACCAGCAAAACCGACCTCCATCGTCACTTCAGACGGTTTTTTATAGGCGTGGTCAGCAACTGCGGCCCCGACTTCAACGGGGTGCTCTGTGATTTCCAGTGTGTCGCTGTGCTTCTCAGAAATAACGACACTTGGAATTATCAAATCGTAACTTGGACCGAATCGCCTAGATTGCTGATGAAACAGCGTAGAGAGAATGTCCATTATCCCACCTTCGTCTGGTTGCCGCGCATCACCTGGGCGTTTGATGACTGCTGCCGACGTTCGACTTCATTACCGACCGCCCGGGCGTCACCACCACCGTAGATGTGATACGTGTTCTGCTGGTTCACCTCTGGCGCTCTGCCATACCCCGGCATGTTGCTCATCACTTTAGGGATGTAGTTGCGGGTTTCCTGAGGCATGAGGGCCATCCCGTGCTTTTGCACATTCCCTATTCCCCAGTTGTAAGACGCTAACGCCTTACTCAGGTCGCCGCCGTTCGCCTGAAGTAACTGAGCCAGATATTTCGCAGCAGCCTGCGCTGACTTCTCTGGGTCGAAAACATCGTTCCCGCGTAAGCCCATGTCGCGCGCGGTGCCATCCATAAACTGAAATAGCCCCTTTGCACCAGCGCCAGATGTTGCGAACTGATTACCGCCAGATTCCGTAATGGCAACGCTTTTCAGCAGCCCGGCGGGAAGTTGATAAACTGCCTCCAGTCTGTTGAGCATAGGTCCCATCCAGTCAAGGAGAACTTTACCCTGAGCGGTCGCGCGCGGACGTTTCACTGACTGTGCGTGCTGTTCCGGTTCGTCGTCTGAAGGCCCTGATTCCCCGCGTAAACGTCTGCCCACACTGCGGGGATCCCACCCCGTTTTATCTTTAATCCAGTCAGCAACGCTATTAGCGCTATCCTCCACCATCGGAGTGGCGCTCGGCTGTCCGCTGCCTTGGTTAAGTAGCTGCTTGCCAATGCTGGCGGCCTGCGCCCAGTTCCCGTCTTTAATGGCATTCAGCAGGTCGGCAATCATGTTCAGCATCTTGCCGAACTCGCCCATTTGCGAAATAAAGTTATCGAAATCCCATTTCAGGGACCACGATTTCGGGTCTATGCCGAGCAGCTTCGCCAGCGCTTGTGTCAGATCTTTGACGGTCTTTTGCAGGTCGCCAATCATCTTGACGGCCTGGTCAACCTCTGGCTTCCACTTCTGCCAGTCAATCAGGCTCTGACCACCTTCCTTCCACGTTTTGTAATCTTCCCACAGCAGCGCTATCCCGGCGGCCAGCGCCGTAATTAAGCCAATCGGGGACATCCAGAAGGTGCTGTTCAGAATGCGCAGCGCGATGGTCAGCGCGCCGAATAAGGCGATCATCTCACGCGTCTGTTTATCGAGCGACTTCCACCAGGTAAGAAGATCAGACGTCCCCTCAATCAACCGGAAGAACAGACGACCAATAATATCCCCGAGCGCCAGAATACCCTTGATGGCTTTCGTCAGGGTCTGCTCGATGCGCGGGAAGTTATCCAGAATGTGGCGGCGCAGCGTGTCCAGCGAACCCGCCAGACCACCAGCAAGATTAGAGCCGATTTTGTCACGGGCCATGCCTGCCATCGCGCCGAACTCGCGCAGGGAGGTCATGAATTTGTTGGAGCTTCTGGCCGCTTCGTCAGCATTAAAGCCGATAGCTTTCGCCATTGCGCTGTACTGCCCGGTGAAACCGCCCACACCCCGGCGCATCGCCATGAGGGTATTTTCGTCAATACCCAGCATCTGCGCATACTGGTTAGCCCTGTAATACGGCATGCTGCTGAGCTTCTGGCCGACGCCCGTAAAAATAGCGGCCATGTCACGCATGTTACCGCTGGCGTCACGGGTCTGTACGCCCAGACGGTTCAGGAAACCTTCCGCTCCGGGGTTATGCCGCATAAACCGGGCGAGGCTTTCCAGAGAGGAACGCGCCGCGTCGACGCTGCCGCCCACCTGCGAAACCGCATAGCCAATAGACTGAATCCCCTGAACCGTCGCGCCGGTGCGCTGTGACGCCCAGTAGAGATTATCCAGACCGGAGGCGATCTTAGCCGTGAAGGCCACCACGGCAAGCGCGGCACCTTCGACAGCCAGCCCCATTTTGATGGCGTTTGCGGTCGTACCGGCGAGAACAGAGTCGAACTTTGACGCGCCCGCTTCGTCGATATCGAAACCGAGCGAAACAAGGAAATCTTTAATAGTCTCAGCGTTCATTATCCTCTCTCCATTTCTCTATACGGCGCTGGTTGTCTGCCTTAACGGCCAGGTGGTCATTCATCAGCGCGATATCGCACAGATCGACTGATCCATCCTTCAGCGCGTAATAAGGGATTAACCCGGCGTCAACCGGGTCAAGAAGATAAGACAGCCCGTCAGGCAGGCTGTTGAGGGTTAACCCTGAGGCTGGCCCGGCGTCGCGCTGGTAGGGCTCACGGGCAAAAAATTTCCCAGTGAATCGGCGACCACCCGCGCCACCAGCTGCAGCATGGTCAGCAGGTCGATATCATCGAACATCAGCTGACCGCTGTTGAATACCGGCGTCCATCCGTCCATGTGCTTGCGTGATACCACGGCCAGGCACGGATGAATAATCGCGTTGGTGTCTTCTTCGGTCAGGGAAGACAGCTCCTCAGCGATACGCGGGAGCAGGGTTTCAAACACCGGTTTCAGCTGATCGAATTTCACAGTGTCGATTTTGCCATCAGCAGGCAGAAGGGAGCGAATGCTCCCAAATTCTGACATCATTCCCGCCAGCACCGGCAGCAGTTTGCGGGTCACTTTCAGCTGGTCAAAAACGCTGAGTTTCGCCACGCGGTAATCGTGGCCTTTGATTGAGCATTCCATCTGTTAAAACTCTCCGAGAACCTGGTCGATTTTGCCGCAGTCAAACACCCAGGGCATCGTATTACCGGCCTTAGCGTTGGCGTTATCCGGCTGTTTCTGGAACGCCACGCTGCGCGCCGTGATGATGTCTCCGCTCACCTTGTTTCGGATCACAATGACGTTGTTTCCCCAGGTGCCTGAGGACTGACTCTGCGCGTTGTACGCCAGCGACAGCTTTTTGTTTGTCGGCGAGGTCTTCAGCAGGTTGACGGTTACCGTGCCGCTTTTATCTGCGTGCAGGCTGTGCATCACTTCGCCATCAGCACCAATTGTCATGGTGTTTTTAGGACCGCCCATTGCAACGGTGATCCCCTCCTCTGAACTGGCGGAACCGTAGCCCAGATCAATCTCGCCGGTCGGGCCGGAGAGGGACGCCGTGACGTCCATAAAAGAATAAGTAGCCATTCATGTTCTCCTTAGCGAACGACGTTGATCTGCACATCAGCGAAATGAACCGCACCCGCCAGCTTACAGGCCACCTGAATAACCGGTGCCTTACGGGCTTCGCGGTCTGCCTGCGCCTGCTCGGAAATCGGCTGCGCGTAGACGTAATAGCCTTTTGTCAGCGTATCGCCGGAATCCAGCTGCCCGATCGGGCCGCCATTCCATACACCGGCAGCCACCAGCCCGTTTGTGACAGACTGATCCATCGACTGTTCGACATTGGAAAGGAGGCGCGTAACGCCAGCATCGGTCTGTGGGACTTTGGTTGTGCTGGTGTAGAGCAGGTTATACAGGTTGGTCTGAACGTAGTTCTGCAGCCAGTCGAGCCCGTGGCGCTCATCGAAGAAATCGCCGCTGGACATGACGCCCTGCTGCAGGATTGCCGTATCGTTTTCGTAATACACGTAGACGTTACAGTTTTTGTTATCCAGCGCCTTAGCCTGGCTGAGGTCCAGTGTCTCGTAGGTGATACCCGGCTCCTGCTTGAATTTCAGGGTAATGGTGGTGTTGCTGCCGTTGAAATTCACCGTGAACGCGCGACCAAATGCAGACAGCGCGGCGTACTTGCTGCTGGTGGAATACTGCACAAACGTGCGACCGTATTTTGCCGCCTTCAGCTTATAGGCGAGATCGGTTGTGGATGTCGTGTTAATCGCTTCCGAGTCTTGAGTGGTAATTGCCAGAATACGACTGAGGCTGGAAGCTTCGATCGCGGCGGCCACGCTCAGCCAGTCGGCATCATCGATCTCTTCATCATCGGCTACGCCCAAACCGTACCAACTCGTGTAATTCAGTACAGCGTTCACGGCCTGCTGCAGCGTTTCCGTAGAACCGTCTTCAGCCGATACCAGCGTTTTAGCCCAGCGACCAACATACACCTGCTGAGGTTTCGGTGATTGCGAGAAATACACCGTAGCGGCTTCATATTCCGGGCTATCCACACCGAAATCTGTGCCTATATCTTCGGGGGATGAGTAAAGGCGAATACGCTCAGTAACCGGGATAACCGTTGAGCTCCCGAGAATGAGCAGCGAACCAAAGTTTCGACCAGTAGCCGCACGCGGCCCAATGATCACGTCGACATTGACGACGTTTGATACAGGTAATCCCTGCGGCATAATTTAGTCTCCGAAAAATGAGACGGGCGCATCTTGCAGCGTCCGGACGTTGTAGGTACGAATGTTTTTGCGGGACAGCGTAATGGTGAGGTCGTATCGCCTCACCCACTGGTTATTAATGAGTTCTGGCAGGTTGTAGATAGTCCCGGCGTCCACCAGCGAAAGCCCCGAGCGGTTCAGCTCGGCGTTGTTTTGCTCGACGAATATTCCCGCGCGGAAAGTTGATGCAGTGTTGGCCCCCAGAGGGCCATAGAAGCAGCAAATCACCGTTACCTGTTCCCATGTCCATTGCTCGGACTGTTCTTCCGAAACCTGAACATCGGACTGGCTCAACGGCTGAGGAACGGTAGTGATACCGAAGGCGCACCACGTTACCCCGTTGTTGGGGATCTGCGGCTGCGGGTCAGTCCATCGGGGGAAAACAAGAGCGGCCGGCAAGCCAGAAACACCACGAATCCACCGGCTGATTTCACGCTCCAGCGCCTCGTCGTATTGGGGTAGATCCCCGACAGGCGTCAGATAACCGCGCGCGTTGCTGTCGTTACTCAACTGGCGTCCCTCCGTTAAAGTCCACCAGCTCACAATGCGCCTGGACGAATCCGGCGCCGTAACTGGTATACGGGTCGACAAATGTCACCCGGTAAGCACGCCCGTTATAGCTCACGATATCGGCATCAAGTCGCGGGGCACTGTCTGTACCAGGCTGGCCCTGGGTTAATCGGAACTGCGTCACGATGAGGATCGCGCCGCTGATGTTCTGGCCTGCCGCCATTCGCCTGGCTTCCAGAGAACGGTCAACCGTCACCACTCCAGAGAACGGGATATCCTGAGCTGTGTTTTTCGTGAAATTGTCCTCATCCACCGTCTGAACCTGCCGGTGACACACCAGACTGGTGTCCATGAAGTCGGGATCGAGAAGAACATCGCTCACATCGAGAAGAGGCATTATTTTTTCCTCACGACGTAGTTAATTGAGCGCAGCAGGTAACCGTGGGCATACAGCGGTTTTTCGCCGGGAATGCCCTCGGCCCTTCTGCGTTCGAGGGTTTTCTCAGAAAGTGGGTGCAGCCGGTCACCAGCCCCGATAACGGCTTTTGCAGCGTCACGGGCAATCTGTCCGGCGCTCTCCAGCTCACGCACTGCTGCTTCAGTCTGCCCCTCCAGCGCGGCGGTTGCCGCTGCCTTGAGGTGTGCAGTGGTTCGGGGTTTTGAATCCTCGATCCCCATATCCAGAAAAGGACGCGGGGGAAGCGTGACTGTCGTACCGTCGATTTCCGCCGTTGCACCCGTCGAGTGGAGATATCCCAGTTCCGCGTTATTAATCGGAGAGCCATCCTCACGCCCTGCCTTGTCCTCAGGTATTCCTACCAGCACATCCATTCCGGATAGCTGGCGGAGGGATTCCAGAACAGCCACGGCGTTATCAGCACGAACCGTTAACCCACTTTTCATAGCAGCTGCCTGCCACCAGCACCGAACATCGACCACCACCAGTAGAACTCGCGCCCGTAGGCGGTGCTGTTCCAGAAACCGGCATCCGGATTGATTACCCCGGACACGTCATAGCTCACTGAAACCTTATCCACGGACTTAGAGGACACTACACCTGCAGCGCCGTTGCTGTTCACACCACCAGCGGCAGCGGCGGCCAGCGTGCGGCCGCGCAGCTCCGTATAGTGAGCTGTGAATAGCTCGGCCAGGTAGACGAACTGATCGCCCTGTACGTCCTGATTCAGGAGTGAATCGGCCTGCCCCAGATAGAAATTCACTGAGGGGTCAGGGTAGCGGGTTTTATCGGCGAACTCGGGAAAGTCGGTGCGGAACTGCTCGTTAGTCGGAAGCCTGCTGTTTTTTGGCATTTTTCGCGTCCCCGCCGGTGTTATCGGTTTTGTCCGTGCTGTCGGCAGGTTTACCGCCTGCTGGTGCCTGAGCGGCTGCCAGCTGCGCTTTCAGGTCGGTGTTTTCATTCCCCAGCGCGGTGATGGTTTTTTCATGCTCAGCCAGCTGCGCTTTCAGGGTGTTATTTTCTTCTGCCAGGAGAACAAGGCTCGCGGAAAGGTCTTCATTGCTCTGCTCGTTCGCCAGGTCGGCCTCGTCAATCGGGCGCGCATAGGCTTTAAAGGCCCAGTGGTCCTTAACTTCTTTCGGGAAAGAGGAACTGTCGTGAATGCCCTGAGACAGCTCAAATTTAGAACCGTCGGAAAAGCTGAGAGTCGCGCCACCGGAAACAACGTATTTCATGTTTTTGCTCCATAAAAAAAGGCGGGTTTCCCCGCCCGTTTCAGGTTAAGACGCCGGAACGTCCAGGTAAGAGATCGTATTGGAATACGGGGTTTCCACCTGGCCCAGCTTGCCGTAGTAAGTGGTCAACTGCTGCAGCCCGCGATACTCCAGCGGCGTGTTCAGCAGAGGAACCATTGGGAAGCGAACGTATTTTTCGTCCTGGGTGTAAGCAACGATACGATGCGCGCCACCAGCGCCACGCTTGGAGGCCCACTTCATGGAGACGATCTCCAGTGGTGTGCCGTTTTCCTGAAACGCGATGGTGTTAATCTTCACGTATTCCAGCACAGAGATATTCCCTGCAGAGGAAACCTTTTTGCTCGCCAGCAGGCCGAACAGCTCCGGCGCCAGACCGATTTTCGCCGGGCAGACCGCATAACCAGAACGAACCCAGCCATCAGACAGCACCAGGTTGATATCCTGAACAATCACATCCGGATCGGTAGTAGCGGTCCATGCTGCAGCTGCAGCGACAGGGGTAACATCCGGCAGGTTCAGCAGGCCAGGAACGTCGAGTTCGCTATCACCGATGTAAACCTGTTCGTCGGTGTCCATGTTCCACTTCAGCTTCATGCCTTCGTATTTCTGGACATCAACCGGACGGCCCAGTTTCTGGGCAGAAGCCAGTTCCGGCACCGTCCAGCTGATTTCCTGCCCCCACAAGGTGAGGTTGTTACGGGTAGGCTGAATATCGAGTTCGATACCAGGAATGGCAGTAGCTTTTTTACCGATCCAGTTTTTACCGTTAGGGTTTGGACCACCAACGCCAACAAAATCGGTATTAGTGAAGGATGACACTTCATCAGCGATAGAAATATCGCTGCGCAGCGGCATGTCGCGTGACCATTTGTAGGACACTAAAGGCATGTTCAGCGTCTGATCCATGCGCTCCAGTTCGCCGACGAGAAACACGCCGGTGGAGTCGATGGTCGCTCTGTCAATTGTAAACATTAATTATTCCCTCAGATGTTATAAGCGATTTCAATACGGCCGTCGGCTTCACCCGGCCCCATGACCTCTGCATTTGGCAGCTGAGGTGTATTTGATGCGGTAGAGTCCGGAGACAGCACAAAGGAGCCAACCGGGCTTTGAGTGGTGCCACCAGCCACGCGAACGTAAACCGGATCGCCTTTTTTCGCGGTCGCCGCGTTGCCTGCGGTAGCAGTTACGCAGATGTAACCGCGTTTCAGGTTGTCACCAACCTGATTAGCCGTCACACCGATGTAAGCAAGGTCCAGAGCAGAGGTGATCGGGAACGGACGAACCAGAATCCCTTTCACTTTGCTGATGGTGTCGCCAGACTCCAGCGGAACGAATTTATCGTTCACGTATTTACCTGGCAGCCCGTAGGACGCGAACTGCTTCGTGTGGTCCAGGCTAATCGGCTCGATGGTGAGATCACGAGGACGGGTAACGCCCCCGGCAATGCCCAAGGGCATGCGCGTTAAATATGCAGTACCTGCCATGATGATTTACCTTATTTGTTTTTTGCCCAGAATTCGGCGTTGACCTTGTTCAGTTCTGCCGGGGAAAGGTGCTTAGTGCTGATTCCGCTGTCTGTGGTGCGGGTGATGTTGTTTAGCGGGGTCAGCTGATTTTTCGCCTTATGCAGCGCCACAGCGGCAGTAAACACCGCATCGACCGTAGCCTTTGGCGCTTTGTAGAAATCATCCACGCCGAACGATTTCAGGCTGTCGCCGGTGCGCATTGCATGACTCAGCACCTGACGCTTCAGGCTCTTATCGCCAGCAGGCTGGAAGCCAGGGCAGATAATTTCCGCATCGGCGATCAGGTTGCGCTTAAAGGCTGCATCACCTGTCACTTTGCGGTTTTCTTCTTCATCTTCGTCGGTGGTCATGTTACCCGGGTCCGGATCGCCGTCGGTGGTTTTACCCTCCAGCTTTTCCAGACGAGCCAGCAGCGCTTTCGCCCAGGCCGGAATTTCTTCATCGCCGGTGCCGGTTTTGTCTTTGTTCGGATCGCCTTCGTCCGTAGTGGTGCGATTGCCTTCAGGTAAGGCTGTGGCCTGTGAAGGAATGTTGATGGTGATAGAGGAACCGGGGATTGAAGGCATGCCATCAGACGGCATATCCGGCGCTTCGTCGATGAGTTTTGCCAGTGCATCCTCATCTTTCGTCTTAATGGCCTGAGCCAGTTTTTTAAGCCATGACATTACAGGCTTCTCCTTTGTTGTTGATGGGATGGAATCCCCGATTGCACAGCGGCCACCAGCACGCCCCCGGTCGATGCCGACAGCGAGGTGGTTACCTGTGATTTGGTATTGCTTGCCCTTACCGGGTGCCAGCTGCTTGTACTGCGCGTCATAGCCACAACTGACATCGGTCAGGCCTGAATTCACCGCGTCGATTGCTTCCTGGCGTTTAATCAGCACGTCAGCAATGAGCAGATCCGATTTCTCGCCGGTGCCGCGCCGGACGTTCTGAATGTGTCCGTGTGCCAGCTCTGCGAAGTTAGAAGGGTTCACGAAAACGATGTTGCCCAGGCTGTCCTCTGGATGCCCCAGCGTGACGGCTACGCCCTCAAAGCTCGCCATCGTCTCCGGGGAAAACACCTCGTCTTCCGTTCGCCAGACTGTCACCGTGCCGGTGCCGTCCGGTTCGAGGTCGATTTCCTCAGGTAAATAGACCTGCGTCCCTGTGCGTGCGATCGGCACGTCTTTACACAGCAGCGAGCCGTCCGCCTGTAGATAGCGCGTTTCGCCCAGGCGTGTAGTGAAGAAATATTTCATGGGTTACCTGCTCGATTACGGGCAACAAAAAGGCCGCCCGGAGGCGACCTTGTGAGATGGGAAAAATGTTCGAAATAACGGGCTATTTAACATAAGGGTTCTTACCCGCACCGACGAAAATGGACTCGATTAAAATGTCCCCTTAAAGCCGTAAAAGTAGCGATTAACTGGGCTGAAAATCGGCCTTTTCGAATACAACATTTTCATAACATTTCGCGGGTATTGCAGTTCGCATGAAATGAATGCTCAAAGCCGTATTTTTCATTTTCTCGGTGCAGGAATCTGTACCTCAGGCCAGCATTCGCAGTTCGGTAAACATCCGGCGTGCCCGGTCATACCATCCAGCGTTGGAGGGTTATCCCAGCGGACAAATTTATCTTTCATTTTCCGATGTGACGGGCGGGTGCCAGCACCATGAATACGCCACCAGTAACCCTCTGAGCCAACCGAAAGGGCTCTGGCCTGCGTCAGCGCGCCGGTAGCTCGTCCAATCTCTGTACGGGCAATCAGCTGCGCCCTGCTGGCGGCCACGTCACCGGAGGCCATAATCATCTCGTAGAGCTGATCCGGACGTTCGCCAGTGATAACCGCCTGCATTGCACGCTGTTGTATGTCCATCACGCGATCGGCAGCTTCCAGCGGCAGGGACTTCATCAGCTGAATCTGGCGGTACACTATATCCTGCGCCACCTGCCCGACGGGGGTATTACCCACCACATCGCGCAGGCCAGCGCCGATTTCCTCTGATACCGATTTCCACAGATTCCATTCCTCCTGCTCGACCTGGGCAAACATCCTTCGCCCGACCTGCTCTGCCCAGTCGCTGATTACTTCGGAATAGTCCACCAGCGTTTTCGAAATGCTGTCAGCGCTAGCCTGTGAACCATCGTAGGTACCATCGACGATCTGCCCTATCTGGTTTGCTATCGCCAACAGGCTTTTTCGATACTGGATCTCCGAACGGCGGCGGAGGGATGGTTTCAGGTTCATCCTCCTCCCACTGGGCCTTCGCATCTTCTATGTCCTCGTCAGTGATAGAACCACCGATGCCAATCACATCAGAAATGTTCCTGAGGTCGTTAAGCGCTGCTGCAGGTGGCATCCCAAGGTCACGAACGGCGGTACCGAGTGCGGTAACCACATTATTCGCCATCGTTGCGCGGTCCACGTCTGACATCTCCCAGAGCTTGTTAAACTCGAAAGTAAAATCGTCAGGCAGTGGTTCACCGAACAGAGAACGCCAGGAGATATCGAGCAGCCAACGGATATGTCGGCGTAAGCGTCTCTCCTGCAGCGAGTTAACCCGGCTGTAGTAGTTTTCCAGATCGCCGTCGCCGGTGTTGAAACCTGCAGGGGATTGCCCGAACAGACGGACGAGAGGAATTCCCGTCGCGCCGGAAACCTGCTCAGCAAAGCGCAGAAGGACATCAGCGATACCCGCAAACGTATAGCTGTGGGTTTCGAACTTATCCTTACCATCCATGATGGTCATGCCTTCGATGGTCTGGAACTGACGTATCATGTCCAGGTGCTTCATCAGCGCCTTTTCAAGGTCGCCTCCGGTAGCAAGAATCTTGCGCAGGTCTTCAATGCTGTAGGTTCGCAGGTGCGCTTTGTGGATCAACTGTGTGGTGCCGACCGTCGCAGTATCAAACGCCTCGATACGCTCGAAAATACGCTCCACAACAGACATCCCCCAGCCGTTTTCCGTCTGGGCCTGCTGGAAAGGAAGCGTATCGCCCTCCATGCGGATAACGCGGCTATGGTGAATCTTCCAGGGGGGAATCCCCTGCTGGTTCGTGATTACCTTGTAATATTTCGGTTTCCCGAAATCGGGACCGTAATCGGTAACGAGATCGTAATAACTCGGGTTAACCATCCAGCGGTCAAGGCTCATTACGCCCTTAAACTGCCCCTCTTTGATGCGATCCAGTTTCAGCGGGGAGGACATATCCTGTCCTTCAAGCAGGACCACCAGCACCGCTCCACCGTACAATCGTGACCATTTGAGGTTATCGTTAAGCCCATCCCATATAGCGAGCTCATCCCAGAAGGTTTCGAGCTTACCCTTTTGTCCAGGTTTCAGCTTTGAGCTGATGTTAATCCCCTTACGGGTCATATCATCGGCCATCGCATCCACACCGGCACCAACGAGGAACGATGAACGATACGCAAACTCCAGCATCACCCTGTTACGGCTGATGTACCCGGGCATGTACATTCCGCCCGTCTGTATGTTTCTGGTGTCGCTGCCAAGTTTGGCCGTGAAATTGTTGTACCCGTCAGCTGTCGCAACGGGCTTTTGTGCGCCGTTCTGGCGTTTCTTACGGGACATGTCACGCTCCGGCCAGTTTGGCCCAATTATCAAGAGAGGAATCCATCGGCGCGTAGTTAATCATCACGGCGTCAGCGAGGTTCGGCGATTTTGTGCCTTCCGGCTGTTTATCCACGAGGATTTTACCCACGGCGTTTTTCGACCATGTAGGCTGTGAAAGCTCCATCAGCAGGCGGTCAATATTTTCTATCTCGCTGCTTATCGAAATGATTTCGTCGGGGTTGTAGTCCATCCCGTTCAGCGCGCGGAAGGTGTTACGAAACAGCTTACGAAGATGCCACCAGCTCTGTGCTTTCGCGTTCGCGAAGAAGTCTTTATTCAGGCGCGCCGCTTTACCGTTATCACCAGGAACGGCTTCATCTTCCGGATCGAATACGCTACCGCTACCACGGAAAGGCGTAGCTGTGATTGTTCCCCGGCCTTCAGCCTGCCTGAGCTCGTTTATCACGCGAGCATCGCCACGCGCACCAGCACCCAGACCGTCCTCATCGAAACGGAACTCATCCAGACCGTAATCGTCACAGTACCCAAACGATTTAACGACAGAGGCGTAGATGTCGCTGCCAATGCCAGACCATTCGTGAACGTTCTGCAGAAGGAAGCCATAGCGGCAAGAAAAACCGTTTTTGTCTTTCCCTTCGTCTGCAATATCCATTGCGCCGAGGCGCTGGCCGCTGGGCTGAATACCCAGTTTGATATGTGCGTCGACGGCAGCCTGTACCCATTCAGAAGGAATGAGAATCCCCTCTGTGGATGCACTGTAGTTCAGGTCCAGTTCCTGAGCAACGATAATCGGATCATCAATTTTCAGACATTCGTTGCGGTACCACTCATCATCCTTGCGCGGGTCGCTGCGCCAGTGGAACGTAAACACCGGGATATTTCCGCTGTGACGCTTACGGGCAAACGGGTTATTCATGCCGTTGACGGATGAGAGGTCTATACGGCAGCGGGTCGTCTGAGAGAGCGCAGCATCGATGAGTAATGGCCGTTTGAGGAATGCCGACTCATCCACGAAATAAAGCGTGGTACGGTCACCACGGCCAATGTTATCGCCAGCCTCTCCCTTAATGACCGCGCCCGTTTCCGGGAACTCCACGCGCATGTAAGGAGCATGTTTTTTGTCACTCCATGAACCGCGAAACTCTACCGGCAGCAGCTCGACAAACTTACGCGCTTTCCAGAACAGTGCTTTCGGGTCGCCGGTACTGTCGACATATTCCTCTTTACGGGAACCGAACCCGATCACCATTTCTTTGTTGAACAGGCAAAGCGAACAGGCCAGACCGATAGAGGTCCAGCTCAGCCCCATTTCGCGGCTTTTTTCTGTCAGTCCATGCTCAAGACTGGCGCGCCTGTCCATGATCCAGTTAATCCATTCCTCCTGGCGGGGAAACAGCAAAAACGGGATGGTCGCAGGCAGGCCATAATCGAGGTTGCGCGGGTCTGTCGTCATGCCCCAGTCGATGATGAACTGGGCCGGGTTAGTGCGGTAAAACTCACGGAGTGCCGGAAGCATTTCAGGCGCTTTCCTGATCCGCTCCAGCCTCTCCATTCTCCACTCAAACACGGCGGTATAGTCCGGTTTTCGGAAGTCAAAGGGGAACGGGATCGGCACAGAAAAATTCCTCAAAAACGCCCCAATTTAACATAATGGTCGTTACCCGCACTGGCGCAACAGCACCCATCACGCAAACGGCGTGAAGCCTCTGTTTTGAAGAGAAAAGTGGTCAAATCGGGATGAATAAAACGTGCATAAAACGGGTCAAAAAGTGCATAGCGTTTTTACGGTTCGAAACGCCTGTTTTTGCAATTTTCAGCCCATGAATTTTTTGTAGATATCTGCGACCTCATGCGGGGACAGGTTCGCCGCGTCGGCTTTGGCTGCCTCGTCCATATTGGTGAACGATTCGAAAATTTTCGGCGCTCCAAGCTCCATAAGCAGGGTTTCCGGAACCTTTATTCCCTCAGCCTCAAGCAGCTGCGCCGCCTGCAGCGCGGTGTATTTACCATCTACCTTGTGCTTCATCACCTCACGAAGCACATCACGCTGACGGTCCTCTTCCCCCATAAACACTGCGGCCGAGTCCAAGAGCTTTGGCAAACACCGCAACATCATTGTGCGTTGGTAAAACATCCTCGACGGTTGTTTTCAGTCCATCAGGGGATTTGGTGACAATCTTTCGCTTCCGAACGTCCAGGCTTTTACCTGCAACGTTGTTAATCTTTTCCATCAGAACTTCGCGAGCCTCGGTAAAGGCACGATTAAAGTCGGCGTGTTCCTTGCGCCAGTTGCGGATAGTCGCCTCGTCAATTTCCAGTCGCTGGGCAACCATACGGTTTGAGATCTTGTTACGGGCCAGAGCCATATCAATAACGATACCGACGTAGGCCTTCTTAAAGCTATTTTTACGGGCCATACGCTTACCTGAAATCGGGTGCTGTTTATATTTTGTTCAAAATTATTTTTCCGCATTTTGCGTGCGGAATAATTCTGAGAAAAAATCTGCTCCGGGGCCGCAAGCCTGCTGGGTTTGAGTGCGGAATTAAAAACGTCAAAAAATGCGGAGTTATCAATTTTCCGTAAAAACTGCGATTTTATGCCCGGAGGCCGCGCAGAATGGGGAGATAGTGGATCGCCCTAATATTTCCACTATGTGGATAACTCAGTCCAAATCCATCTCCACCACTTCACCGAACAGGTGACCGTAAACGTCCATTGTGGTTTTGATGTTCGAATGCCCAATAAGTCGGGAAACCTTCAGAATATCGACGCCTTTGTTTGCCAGGCGAGATACAGCAAAGTGGCGAAGATGATGGAATCGCTTAATGCCATAGTCGTTCAGGGTTCTGACGAGAACGCCCTGAGTGCCGTAACTGGTAGCAAGGCATGCGCCGGTAAACTGATTGCAGATAAGAGGCTCAGAGGAACCCAGCTTATTTTTATCCAGCAACGCGAAAAGCTCACGCGGCATCCGTACCCGGCGCTCCACTCCTCTTTTCAGCCCCTCATGTATAACGCCGTCAACAACATGCCCCCGGATGTCGATCCAGTCGGCTGACACGTCGTTATAAGTAACCGCCAGAGCCTCACCGATACGCAGGCCACAAATCCCGAGCCAGCACGCGATACGCTCACGAACTGGCGCGTTATTCAGTAGCTCCCTGACCGATGATGATGGCGGTATGGTGATGGGTCGACGCTTCCGGCGCGCTGGACGGTCAACAGGGTTAAAAGTGATGAGCCGCTTTTCCACCAGCAGGAAGAAAGCCGAACGAATCCAGCGATGGCAGCCGGTGCGAACCGAATCAACGATATCGCGATGGCTGATATGGAGAATATTTTTTTCCAGTATCGGCCCGTCTACAGCGAGAAGATCGTGACGGCATTTCGTATATGACGACAGCCGTATGATATTTTTTTCCAGCTTGCCGGCCTGATACCCCAGATAAAACAGAATTAACTTTCGGAAAGTCCAGGAATGGTCTATTCCGGTCCAGCTGGCGGTTCGACAATCCAGCTCAATATTCTGTTTTTGCCAGAAAAGATGTGCGGCATCATCAATATTCTTAAAGATGCGGCGGCGCCCATGACCGGATTTTTCATCCTTCCAGTGGACGTAATATTTTGATTGTCCATTGGCATCAGTGGATTCTTTTATCGAAGCCATACTGAACAATCCTCACTCAAAAAACATTATCAAAGCCACTCGGTGAATGGCTTTTGTAATGAATTTATCGGACCAGCGTTACTTTCGTTTTTGTAAACCGGCGCACCAGTCGAGCGGCTTCACGCTGGAGCTCGCCTTCGATCTGAGGAGTAAGTGGCTTACGTGCATATTTCCGGCTTATTTCTTCAATCACCTGGTTTATTTGCTCATTACTCGGCGGGATTACTTCGACATTTAAGCGAGCCATCAAGCCACCTCTTTTTCGGTTAGTTTCTCGACCTTATCACGAGCAAGCGAACAGCACAGGCGCACAAACAATGACGCTATTACGTAGGCTACCGCTGTAAACACCCACCCACCGTATGCAAGCATGGAAGCCCCCAGCACCAGGCAGAACCATCCCCATACTCTCGCTATTGCGTTCTTGCGCTTAGCAAAGCGTTCAAGGTATTCAATACCCTCCCGCCGGGACTTATCATCCTTTGAATACTCGACACCAAACGTAATAATGAGAGCTAACAAACCAACTACCGCGCCAAGCAATACGATCACCCAGTAGGCGGCGGCAACAACTCTCAATAAAGAACCGGCACCTGTAGTAACAGCAAAAAGCAAAGCGGCGAGCAGCGCGTAAAAAGTTATTTTTGTTGCTGCATCAGTGAAAAATTTCTTCATTGCGTTTCCTTTAAGGTGTGAGCCTGTCGTACAGGAGCAACGCCCGAGAGAGGTCGCCACCTTTAACGATGCTCCTCAGGCTCACTACTGAAAGACTCTCTGAAATGCGCGTACGAGGCGCAGAAAAAAAGCCCCGCTATTGCGAGGCTCTGGTTTTCTCTATTTCACGTATCCCAGCCAGCTGGTTATTCGCTTTTTCGATAGCGGCCAGCAGCGGCTTGATCCAGAGAACAGCTTGGCAATACGTCAGCGCGCTGGTGGTAGTGGCGCTATCACCGGCTGCGTCAGCGTCCCCGGAATCGGTGTGCACTGCGCTGGCACGTAAACTGTTCGCGTAGCTGAGCAGCCCACCAGCGACATCAGCAGGAACAGGCAGATCACAGGTTTTTTCACGGCGGAGGATCTCCCGATATTCGATAACGGTTTTATCGGAGCTGGCATCAATCAGCGAGTTTAGTCGGCTGGCGTTTTCGGCAACCTGGTTAAACCGGTTGAAGTTGAAAGCCTGAGCAGCGATAACCGTCCCCTGCAGGGCGTTGTCACTGCGCAGAACGCCGTTATCACTCTTCAGCGTAGCTACGTCAGAGCGGCTGTTTGCCAGCAGGACACACAGCACGGCGACTACTGCAATGACGGCCACCAGCAGTATCAGACGCCATGAGGCTTTGATATCGGCTATGGTGATCATTTCAGACCGTCCAGACAGAGAGCTTCCTCTTTACCTGCGCGAGTCACCAACCCAGGAAGAACCCGGCCGCCACCGTAAACCCAGCGAGGAAATTGGTAGCACGCCGCCTTAAGGTCACCTTTTCGGAACAGGGAGAACATTGTCGAGCTCCGCATATTGCCGCACCCAGCACGGAACGTGACCGATACTACAGCGCTGAAAGTATCATCAGACAGATTTCTGCCGTTGGCGTACCGGTTAACACAGGATTCAGCATCGAGGATATTTTTTTCCCATTCCGCCGCGATCTGCTGGTCGTTTTTAACTGTGCCGGGTTTAACCCCGTGGGTGTTGCCCATGCCATCAGTGAGCACACCAGCCGGGCAAATATAAGGATCTCGACGACATGATTCCGCGTTGCCGATGAGTTCAAGACCGCGCTCATTGGTCCGAACATGCCCAGCGTTGAGCACTATTGCGATAATCGTAGCTACCGAGCAAACAATTCCGGCAGCTCCACTTTTCTTACTCAGTTTCAACTGTGCCACTAGAAATTCTCCGCATAGCCTCCGTTACCACCTCGGCGGTAGCCGGACGATCGGAGTGTGGTTTTTTACCTACATCTGATAAGTAGTTCGCCAGCAGTTGGGTTCTTTTCCTTTCCTCTGCCATGCGCTCACGCTCTTCTTTGCGCTTTGCGTAGTAGGTTTTTATCGTGAAAAATGCCGATACAAGGGCACCGATAATAAATACGTAATCCTGTAGGCTGAGCAAAGAGAACACCCCTAAAGCAGCCGACCACCAATACGGTAAGTCGTGTCCATTTGTTGGGTTCATACGTTGCATTCCACACCTCCGGGTTCGGGGTGCTGTGTGATGAAATGGGAAATTAAATTCTGCGGAAAGCGTACGAAGCGACGCCCTTACGCCCTAACTGGCATTCGATTGTGTTTTGCTCTGCGCAGGTGAAGCCCTGCTCTGCAAACCAGCGCCTGATACCTTCATCAGTGAAATACCAGATGTGCTCGTTCTTTCTGAAATGATGGGAGCGGAGAATGTCTCCGGCATCAGTGAAAATCGGGATCGACACGAAAACGTATTCACTGGCCTGCTGTACCGCCAGCTCCGGCTCGTCGATGTGTTCCAGTACATCCCACATCGTCAGTGCTCGCCACTTATTGGCGTAGAGATCTGCGAATGCGCCCCGCTCGTTCAGCCAGGCAATACCGGCCGGATTAACGTCATACCCAAGCGTTCCCGGTCGGATAGAGACGAACTGACCGGCACCGATACCAACGTCGAGAACAGGGCCGTGAAAATGGCGATCCACCAGCTCAATACGGGATTGCGTTAAAGCTCTGCCCGTTTCGGTGTCAGCCAGCTGCTGATACTTTGCGAAATACTGCTCGTCATACGGGCGTGATGCCGGAACGGGGTAACGTCCGATCCCCAGCTCCGGTAAAAATACCAGCCCGCTTTCCAGTTCCTGATAAAACGACTTCATGGAGCCAGGCCTCGAATTTATCGGAGAAATTTGAAATCCGCTTGTCGCAGTGGTGATCCCATGCTTCACAGCGGCAGTAATTGTCGGGAATTGCCCAGCCAACACGAGAAAGGTCCATCGCCGGATCGGTTACGATTTCCGGGGCGTTGTGGCCGCCCCGCCCACCAGCAACAACATAGACAGGCGTTCTGTAGGCGATGGCAGCAGGAAGCGCCCAGCCAACCGGCGAAACCACTACGGCAGCGTGTTCAATCAGGCGCATCAGCGATTTAAAATTGAGCTGGCCGGAGTGCAGCCGCAGATCCGCTTCGGGAAGTTCGCCGACCGCCCACTCTTCCCCCTCCTGCAGGTCAGCCACGCTGATCACACAGAAATGTTTTCGCAGTAACCGGGAGGCCTGCAGCAGATAATCAGGATCAGGGTTGCGAGAGTCGCTACGCCACTCAGATCGCACTGTTGCCGGGCGGATCACCGCAATCGGCTTTTGGTGGGTAAATTCCGCCGGGCCGAAGGAAGGCAGATCCAGCGCTGCTGGCTCTACGCCGAACTGCTGGCGCATAGCGTCAAAAATTGAGCCGCGCCGCAGGTGCTGTGGCCCGTAGAAAATGCGCTTTGTCTGGCGCATATCCGGTGGCTGCTGGAAAGCGGCTTGCGTCCGGTATTCGTTCTTGCGTTGCGTTCGGAGCGTTGTAAAGCTACGAACGGGCAGAACGGGTAAATCTTCGTAGATTTCAGGCCAGGCGGTTTTGATGTAACTCCCCGGCGGTAACTGCTTTACGAAAGCCCGCTGGTAGATACTGTCACCCATGCCCAGCATGCCATCGATAAAAAGAGGAACGTTCAAAGTGCGACCTCGCGAAGCGCCTCATTGAGGCTGAGCCGCCGGAAGCACTTCAGCGCAGTCTGGCGGCTGCTGTTAATGATGTTGACCTTCCCGGCCAGCGCTCTGGCTGTACTGGCGAACTCGCCGCGCCACCGTTCGGCATTTTCTGCCGTTGGGTTATCGAGCCCAACATGATCACCATGCCAGTGACTGCCATCAGCGACAGAACAGTCGAACCCGAGCAGAATGATATTTTTCGCGCCCAGGCTGGCGGCGAACAGAATTGATCGCTGACCTGAGTTGAACGCCCAGCGCGTGTCCGTATCGAAAAGGTGCAGGCCGTAGCGCGTGTGTGCCCGATAATTGCAGGTCCACAGGGCAGCCGAGGGAGGCAGAACGCCAATATTTGCATCCCACCAGCGAAGATCACCCGCGTAAATGTGCGAGCAACCCGGTACCGCGTGCCAGGACGAATTGACCGCTATGACGGGAAAGCCCGTGCTGATAGCCGTCTGACAATCGTCGTGAGTGAGGGATGGACCGGAAGCGCAGACGATCGCCGTGTTCATACGAGAATCACCGTTTGATATTGAGCCGAATAGCCCTTGCAATTGGCTCACACACTGAGCCGAATTTCCGAATGGCTGCCGCTGTCACCCGCATGGTGTCACGATTGCGAAATCACCACTGTTACAGCATTGGTGGTGATCGTATTCTGCCCGTCGCCGCACTTATCACAGGTGCTATCGTGACGCTCCATTGCAATAAACGCGGCGGCTATGCAACGCCCCAAATATTCAAAATCACTCACTCCCGAGTTAGCCCGAGCCACAATAAGCTGGCCCAGTGCGATTTTTGCCTGTGAGCGGGATTCAGAAGATAATTCGTTAAATTGCATAACTGGCTCCAGAAACGACAAAACCCCACCATTGCTGGCAGGGTTTCGATTATTAAGCGTTGTGTCGAAGTGACCACTCTTAACACGTTAAACTAAAAAATGCGGACCGCACTAGCACTTTTTTGATTATTTTGAATGCTCACTACGGCGTCCATTTCCAGGCGAACATCCAGCATCGACAGGCAGCCTTCAATGAATCCCTCGGCAAGCAGCATCTCTATGCGTATCTGCTTTTCGCTTTTCTTCCTGCGCTTCGCCATCTGCCGTTTTGAATACCGGAGAATATAATGCCCGACCAGCAAGTGATAATCGTATGGGCATTTTTTTTATCAGGCGTGCCATGCAGCCCTCGATAATCAGCCCATCGTCGTCGGTACACATGATCCGCGTTTTGCTGGTTTGCGGAAGCAGCCCCTTAAAACCAGCAGCGATGGAAGAATAATCAATATTGCATGAATCGCTTGCCGCCCACGCGCCCCACATATCAAGAACCTTTTGCATATCACGCATCATGCAGCCACCTTTTTCTTATAGAAAACCTGCTCACGGACCTGATCACCGTTCATGAGCATGTCGTTGAAATCGCCGTTATCAGGCCAGCGCACGCTGACTTTAACGATGTCATTTTTCGCCATGAGATTGGCGTGGGCGCACTCGAACGCCGCCGCCTGGCCGGTGGCAGAGTGTTTATCCATATCAGCGAAAATAACCAAGTGTTTTACCCCCGCCGGCGCACGGAATTTCTTCATGAAATTGCTGTTCATCACCGCCCAGGTATTCACGCCGTAGATCTGATAACAGGACAGCGCCGTTTCGATACCCTCGGCGATCCCCAGCGTTGAGGAAACCGGAAACATGCGAATGGCTACAGAGCGGGCATATTCGAGATAGTTGTCTTCCTGCAGGGATTTTTGCCGTTTGGCGCTTTCGCCCAGCGGCGCTTTGCGATCCCCTTCGAGCAACGTCCGATGGAGATAGCACAGCTCACCTTTATCATCGGTGGCGAGGGCGTAGAGGACGTGATAAATCTTGCCAGCATGGCGCTGCTTATCGCAAAACCTGATGGCTTCAGCGGGTAATTTGTTGATCCCGCGCTGACGGAAATATCCGGCACCATTGGTACCGTGCAGAGCCGGAAGTTTTGAAAACTTGCTGATCACCCGCTGGCGCAGCTTCGCGGCGGAGCTGTGGGCAGGGATTTTTTCACGCTGGTAGTCATTACCAATAAGCTGATCCACCTCGGCGCAGAGTGCCGAGAAGGTTTTACTGGTCTGCGTGGCCGAAAGCAACTTCATGCCGTCGCCGCTGCCGCACACGCAGATCCATGTACCGGCACCATCGCGATCGTCTATACGGAACTTACCGCGTGCGCTGCATACCGGGCACTCCCCTTTGTAGTGGTTTTTCCCGGTTATTGGTGGCAGGCCGTAATGCTCAAATATTTCGGGCCAGCGGCCTTTCGCCGCTTCTGCTGTCTTCACGCTGTTCTTCTCCCCAGCATACTACGAATGTTAGCAACCTGATTTCTGGCGTTGATGATCCGGTTTGTGGTGTTGTCGGCGGGCTCCTCCGGCTGACTGCCGGACCTTTCCCGCCCCTTCGCAAATTTGATCTGCTTGTGTTTGATGTAGTTGTTTACCTCAGGGGTAATCTCCATCGGGAAATCGCTCAGCCCATTGGGCCACTCGTCGAATTTTTCGCGGAATGTATGCGCGCACCAGCCGTCACTGATGGGTTTACCCATAGAATTACGCTGGCGCTGATAGAATTTGATTTGGCTCCACCAGGACTGTTTGTCCGACTTGGTGTAAACCTTTTCGCCCTTTTTGAGCTTTTTGATATTTCGCTGGGTGTCGGTTTCCACATCCTCCCCCACCAGTGGCTTAAAGCCGCATTTCGGGCAGACGTAGACGCCAGCAGGCTTCATGAAATGGCATTCCGGGCATTCCTTCGGAAGTTTTTCCTCCCGCTCCTCAGCCGTGCGGGCTGCGGCCTCTTTCATGCCATCGTTTTTGGACGGGAGATCGTTGTACTCAATCGCGTCAGGAAACCCCAGGCGGTGGACGGTGCCACTGTGATCGAAGATGAGACAGGCGTCTTTGCCCGGTGCAGTGCGAAGACCGCGCCCGAGTGCCTGAAGCCAGCGAATTTCGCTTTTCGTCGGACGGGCGTAAATGACGCAGCGAACATCACTGTCGAAGCCCGCCACCAGCACGCCGACGCTGACAATGATTTTTGTCGCGCCAGTTTCAAAGCGGTGGATCATCAGCTGGCGTTCTTCGTGCGGCGTTTCGGCCACCATCACCTCAGCATTCACGCCCGCTTTGTTGAACTGCATCGTGACGTAGTTGGCGTGGGCCTTATTGACGCAGAACGCCACTGTCGGAAGGTCCCGGCCGTTACGCAGCCAGTTATCGACAATATCGCCCACCAGGTCAGAGCCGCACATAATCTCCGCCAGCTGCGCTTCGTCGTAGTCGCTGCCATACTCCATCGACGCTTTAGTTTTAACGCCTTTCAGATCCGGCTTTGTTGGCGCGTAAAATTCGTAATTACTCAGATCGCCACGCTGGATAAGCTCGCCGATGGTGGTCGGCTTGATAAGGCGCTGGTAGTAATTCCCCAGGAAAGGTGAAAATGGGGTTCCCGACAGGCCGATAACCTTCGCTTTGGTTTCCGTGGTGATCCGCTCAATCTCTTTCAGAATGCGGCGTTTGCGCAGATGGGCTTCGTCGATAATCAGCAGATCGATATCCTGCGGGAATTCCCGGCGGATCAGCGTGTCGGCGCTGGCAATCTGGATCTGCAGGCTGGGGTCATAGTTCGGATGGTCACGCCAGATAAAGCTGATCTGGTCTTCCGGAAGACCATACTGAGCGAAGCGCTGCGCCGTCTGGTTGATCAGGATGGTGTAAGGGGCGACAAAGAGAACGCGCATACCACGGCTTACCAGACCATCAGTAACGAAAGCAGCCAGTCCAGTTTTTCCGCTGCCGGTCGGCATATACATCATGAAAGATTCATAGGCCTTCCAGTCGCGGCGCAGCATGTTCAGCGCGCGTTCCTGTGCAAAATTTGGTGTGATGTTCAGCATTATCAACCCCTTTACGTTTCACTCTTCCAGGAAAAACCTTTCCCGATTTCTTACCCGACCAACTGCGCATCACCTTGCTAGTACAGTGGCGATTTTGGGCTCTGTCTCTGAGATCAGCACCTACCTAACCAATGGAGCTGCCTTCTGGAAAAGGCCTATTCCCATCCCTCTCCGATCTCCCCCCTTACCCCCCTCTTACCTCTCCCTTATTCATGTACTAGATAGCTAGTACAATCAGGCGTAAAAAAAGTAAGTGGGTGGTCCCAGCTTCATCAGCAGCTGACGCCTTTAAGTCAGACTGCAACCAGGCACCTTTAAGCCCGGTATCGTCAGGCGCGCTGTTGCGTTCCTGCCAGAGGCGGCTGGGCCGTGTAGCCCTGAATTGCCCGCCCGTGTGTTTCAACGAACCTGCGAAGCCTCACGTTGGCTTCATGCCTTGCCCGGTTCTCCCTGCGGTATGTAACCGGCTCGGCGTCAAACGTGATTTCGTAAACCTCTGCGTACTTCAGCGCGACTTTGCGGCGGAGGGACGGAGGCAAACTCAGTAACTGCTGCTGGATCCACGCTGCATCTGCCTGGCTGTAAGCCAATGGCAGATCAACCTGCACATAATCCGGGTACATATCGCCTCCGGGGCATGTCACACCTCGCTTTGCTCTGCGTGACTTGTTCCGCGTAACGTTTCAGGTAGTCCGTCATCAGTGCTTGGATATAAATCAGGGCGAATTTCATGTGGAATGACCTTCCAGCCCGTCAACTCACAGAGCTGTAATACAAATCGAGGCGGGATAACTGACTTGCTAAACCACTGATTTACTGCCTGAGGCGTGATCCCTAACCCTTTAGAGATAGCGCGCTGAGAGAGCAATTCCCCCAAACGAGAGCGAACGATTTCGTTCATAAATCACCATCAAGTTAAATTTGATATTGAATGTAATATATCAAGTTTTAATTAACATGCAACACAAACACTTCTCATGTAGACTTGATATCAAGGATTGCTTTATTTTTATGCGTGATAATCTTGCGAGTAACCGACAAACTGGGAGAGGTTATGGACACCACAAACACGATCAACGAACTGCTAAAAATGAAGGGCTGGACTCAGCGAGAACTGGCTCGCAGGCTCAATGTCAGCGCCCAATCAGTTCAATACTGGACAACGGGGAAAACATTCCCAAGAGGTAAGCGACTTGCGCGGCTTTCGGAGATCAGCGGTCTCCCGCAATCATGGTTTCTTGGCGAGAAACAAAGCACGACTTTCCCTGCGGCCGCTGCACCAGATGAGCAGACTGATAGCGTTACTTTTAAGGTTCTTGATGTTGAATTCAGTTGTGGTGATGGGACGAGTGTAAAGGGGGACTTTGTTGATGTTGTCAGGTCAATAGAACTTGATCCAGAGTACGCCCGCCAGCTCGTAGGTAATAGACCATTCAAAAATATCGAGATAGGTAATGCTCGTGGGGACAGCATGTGTCCCACTATAGCCCCTGGAGACCTACTATTTCTCGATAAAACAGTTACATACTTTGATGGTGACGGGATCTACGCTTTCTGTTTTGATGGGGAATGTTATGTAAAAACGCCTGCAAAAGGTTGGCACAAAAATAGTGGTCTTATCCGATAATGCAAACTATCAAGCATGGAATATAGAAAAAGAAGCATTAAACATGCTCTACATCCAGTCAAAAGTAATATCCTCTGTTCCTTTCAACATCAATAGATTTGGATAATTAATTGATTTATAACGGGCTTGTGCCCGTTACCTCGCTGTCTTCGCATATCATCAAGAAAATAATCAAGTTTAACTTGACACAAATCTCATCTGGTCATAACCTCTAATCATCAAGTTAATCTTGATTAACTTAAACCAATGCGACACTACCGTGTTCATCGATTAGGGGAAGAAAATGGATACTCTCAATAATTCGCTTAATAAAGCGCAAGCAGTCCTAAGCTCTCTCTTTGAAGCCTGCCACGAAATTGATATTTCTGAGATAGAAACAAATCTGTCAGTCATTAATGCTTACTTATGTGATGCCATAGAATCTATTTCCAAAGGCGAAGGTAAGGGGATTACTCGCCCTACAGATAAAGAGTGTGATGACGGCTATGATGATATATTTGGTGCGGTTGTCACTGCAGAAAAACGTAAAGAACTTACACATATATATTCTGAGAATTATTTCACAGATAAAGATAGTGACAACCCATTGTGCCTTATGGCTTCAGTCATATTTGATTACGTAATAAAAATAAATGGCGAATTAAAAGCCATCAAAGAAAAGCTCAACTAAAAAAGGTGAAAATCAAATACAGCTTAACCGCTGGGGATCTTTGCCAGCGTCTACGGGCTCCTTGTTCCTTCACTCATTTCGATGAAGGACACCGTGTCCGTTATCTCTGGCTTAGCACTGGCATTCCTGACCCCGCCGTGCCTCTACGCCATTTTTATGGGTCTGTCTTCCGGAAAGGATAAAAAATGAAAAAGGTTATTTTCGCTGTTCTGATTTCCGCCGCCGCTGCTGGCCTGACTGGCTGCGATCGTGTCGAACCCGGCAACGTAGGTATCAAGGTGAACAAGCTGGGCGACGACAAAGGCGTTGGTGAGGTTGTCGGCGTTGGCCGCTACTGGACCGGCTGGAACACGGAGGTCTACATCTTCCCGACCTTCAAACAGATGAAAACCTACGACGACGCGTTCAATTTCCAGATGAGCGACGGTACGACAATCGGTTATCACATCGGCGTGGCGTACAAAGTTGATCCAACCAAAGTTACCACCGTTTTCCAGACCTACCGGAAAGGCGTGGACGACATTACCGATACCGACCTTCGACAGAAGATCGCCGATGCGCTTAACCGTCTTGCCAGCCGCATGAGCACCGACAAGTTCATTGATGGTGGTAAAGCGGATCTGCTGGAAAGTGCCCTGAAAGAGATCCAGTCCGACATGGGGCCGGTCGGCATTCAGGTTATTAGCCTCTCCTATGTTGGCCGTCCGGAGTACCCACCGACTGTTATCGACAGCATCAACGCCAAAGTCACCGCCAACCAGAAGACGCTGCAGCGCGAGCAGGAGGTGAAACAGCGTGAAGCTGAAGCCAACATGCTGCGCGCGGAAGCGGATGGCCAGGCAGACGCAAAACTGAAGCTGGCAGAAGCCGAAGCGAAATCTATCCAGATCCGTGGGCAGGCCATGCGTGAAAACCCCGAGGTGCTGCAGCTGGAAGCCATTAACAAATGGAACGGCACCCTGCCGCAATACATGACCAGCGGCGCTGGCACTCCATTTATCCAGGTTAAGTAATCGCACCAGCCCGGTGTAGCGCCGGGCTAACAGAAAAATGAGGCTGAAATGAAAATTGACTTCAACGACTACGGGGCCGTGGCATCGGTGACGCTCACCAGCACTATCTTTGAGTTTCGCAAGCATAACCGGGTGGTCGACACCACTCTGTTTCTGGTGCCGGGAGTGGTCAGCGAACGGCGCGGCTCCTTCTTCATGAAGACGTTTATCTCAGGGAAAACCCGCGATGCGCTGCGGGCTTATAAAACCGTACAGCGTGAGGTGAAACGATGAGCAAAGGCCAACAACCAGCCTAGCCATGCCCCAGTAACGCAACCCCCTACGGCATGACATACCGCCAGTACCTGGTAAGTCAGCTTGCGCCCGTAGTCGCTGCGCAGTTCTTCGAAAGCAATGCCTGGGATGATTACGACGACATGGCCGGATCACTAATGATGATGGTCGACAGCATTATTGAAGCGGAGAAGGAGACGGCAAAGTGAGCAAAATTCAGAACCCCGTGGTGATTATTCACAAACGAGAAAATAGCGATACCTACGCTGTCGCGATAACCAGCGGCAGCAGTGACTACCGCGATGCGGTTTTGATGGCAACAATGGAGCCGGATATGACGGGTGATTCTGTCGATACCTGGAGTAAAACTGGCTACTACATGGCAGCAGAGATCGAACGTCTGCGAGCCCAGAAACAACCCGAGTATCCAGAGTTGTTACCCTGCGCTGTTGAATTAAAGCCAGGCCTGATTATCGGAAAAGGGTGTAAGACAAACACCATGCTGGAGTCATTGCAACGGCGTGCTGATTATTACGCCGAAATTGATGCCATGACCCCAGAGGAGCGCGTTAAGCATGACACCAATATTGAAGCGGTTAAAGCAATGCTCCCTTCTGTTTCGCCGGCGGCGGCCACAGCCAAAACGCTGACCATAAATCTGCCCGATATCAGCTCGAAGGCATTCTGGAGCGGTACAGGTAAGAGCGAGGTTTTCCATCCTGAAACCTACCGCCGCTGGGTGAAGGAAGCGATCGAGCGTAATTGCGTTATCGCAGGTATTGAGGTGAAGGTGAAATGATTAGCAATTCCCCATAACCCAAGATGGTAGCGTCAGGCCGCATTCGCCATCGCCATTACCTGATCACTGTTCACGCTCTCGAACGTTATATCGAGCGTATTGGCGGCGATGCTGGCGACATGATTGCGGAAATAGACAACTCATGGTTGTTCGATTTTAACCAAAGAGGCCACTCTCGCAGATGTTGTGCTTCAGCAGTTGCTGCCGATCGCGCTGGTGGTTATACGCTGAGTAGCGGGCGGGCAATGTTTATCGTGTTCCCGAAAGAACAACACGCGATCGTGACAACGTTATCTACGGAGGTGAAATAATGTCCGATGTTAGCCGTGGCCCAGTATCGACACTTCCCGGACAATTTTCAAATGTTCCAGTTGGCGCAATGTGCGATGAACATCCGGAGAAAAACGCGGTAAGACGAATACAGGGTGAAACTGATTCAGTTGGCTGTGAATACCACGATATGTGCCAGGAATGCTTAGAGGAACATTTACGCGCATCCCGTGAAGCTGATTATTCAGGTAAATGTGATTGGTGCAGAAAACATGCCGATCACTTGTACCCTCATCGGGATATCGAGGAGGGGAGCTGCGGACGTGTCTATGAGGTATGCAAACCTTGTATTGAGGCAGAGCGGCAACGCTGGGAAGAAGAAGATGAACAAGGCTTTTGAAATGTGGGTTCGCAAGCGGTACGGAAACCGCTACGACCTGTCGCGAGATTGCGAAGGTTTCTATTGCCGGGAAGTGGTTAAGCGGATGTTTGATGTGTGGTGCCACTGCCGTGGCCTGAGCGTGGTTTAGCGGAGGAAATATGAGTACAGACTTCATGACAGAACAAGAGGTTTCTGAGTTGCTTCAGAAAAAAAGAACAGCTTTATATAACCTCAGAAAAAAACATGGTTTCCCTGAGCCAGTCCTCACCCACCCAGCGAGATATAGCCGCAAAGCCGTGGAAAACTGGATCAGTGCAGGCGGAGTTAACCGAGCTGTTTAACGTGCCAGAGGATTTTATCAGCATACAGCTCGTAAGCTGCTTTCTGCTCAGGTAACCAGTCGTGTTTATTATACACGGCCATCACCCCGCCAAGCTCGTGCCCCAGCATCTTTTCGGTGACATGGGGCATCACCCCTTCTGCAGATAAATTCGTTACCAACGAACGGCGGAAATCATGCGTTCGCCACTCCGGGATATCGATTTTACCTCTCAATTTTTTCATATAGAGATTTGACGACGAACGGTCTATAGCGCGGTCAAGCGTCTGTCCGGGAAACAGCACAGAGTTCCCACTATTCAGCAGCCGCTCAACATAGGGTTTAACCTGGTCAAAGATAGGCCGTCGGATGACATTTCCCATCTTGGAATGCTCAGATGGAGTCGTCCAGATCAGATCATCCATATTGAACTCATCCGGCGTTGAAAGCCGCAGCTCAGATAAGCGTGGTCCCCAGAGCAATAGCAGCTGGTGCAGCACTTTATTGGAGGAGACGATCTTGTTATTTTCCAGTGCCAGCCAAACCTTCGCCAGTTCGGTGTATGTTAACACCCGCTCACCGACGTCAGGCTTCTTGCCTATGGTTTTCACACTTAACTTCATCAGCTCGCATGACGGAACCAACTGCCGGCTGATGCACCAGTTAATTACCGAGCGTAGCTGTAACAGCAGAACGCGCGCTTTCTTTTTGTTCAGGCTTTCCTGTTTATCGAAAAAACGCACCCATGCAGAAACCGGTACATTCGCCACTGGCGCATCTTCAAATTGTGTGTACATCGTGTTGTACACGACCGATTTATAAAGCGTCTGGGTGTTGGGCTTCAGACCGGATGCATACTTATCCCACCACTGATCAAGGCATTCTTTGAGTGTCAGCTCGCCATCTTCACGGGCAAAATAATTTTTGGGGTTCACACCCTTCGTGTACAATGCGCGCATCTCACCGACGATAACCCTAGCGTCCTTGAGGGATGTCGAAGGATAGCGGCCAACCGTCAGGCGCACTGGTTTACCGTTCCATCGATAACGATACTGAAAAGTGATTGTGCCAGTTGGCGTGATCCGGGCACTGAGACCATCACCATCGGTGATTTCTGGTGCCGCAGAATACGGTTTACCGTTGATGCTCCGTAGTTTAGTGTCGCTGAGTGCCAATGCGCTATATCCTGTACACAAGGGTTTCAGGCATTCTGTACTCAATCTGTACTCAATGGCAAGTGAACGAACGCAAATATCAGCATAAACAAGCTGGTAAATGATGAACAAAGACGCACTTACATCTTGATGTCAAAGCAGTAAAGGCGGTAGAATCAGCATCACGGTGAACAACCAAAAACATCGCCGATCAATGTCCCCTTAGTTAAATGGATATAACGAGCCCCTCCTAAGGGCTAATTGCAGGTTCGATTCCTGCAGGGGACACCATTTATCAGTTCGCTCCCATCCGTACCAGTCCGCAAAATCCCCTGAATATCAAGCCTTCCGTATATTCACGGTTCGTCATGGTTCGCGTCAGATCGTTGACAGCCGCACACCATGACGGGTAAAAAGTGGATAAAATAATTTACCCACCGGATTTTTACCCATGCTCACCGTTAAGCAGATTGAAGCAGCAAAGCCGAAAGAAAAACCATACCGCCTTCTCGATGGTAATGGCCTGTACCTTTATGTTCCTGTATCCGGGAAAAAGGTATGGCAGCTTCGCTACAAGATTGACGGTAAGGAGAAAATCCTGACCGTCGGAAAATATCCGCTTATGACTTTGCAAGAGGCAAGGGATAAGGCATGGACCGCGAGGAAAGATATCTCGGTTGGCATAGATCCGGTAAAGGCGAAAAAGGCTTCGTATAACAACAATTCCTTTAGTGCGATTTACAAGGAATGGTACGAGCATAAGAGGCAAGTATGGTCAGTCGGCTATGCGACTGAACTTGCCAAAATGTTTGACGACGACATTTTACCTATCATCGGCGGTCTTGAAATTCAGGATATTGAGCCGATGCAACTTCTTGAAGTAATCCGCAGATTTGAAGATCGCGGTGCAATGGAGCGAGCCAACCTTACTATATCTCGAATAGCACAAAGCCTTGCAATCCAGTGCAAAGCTTTGTGTGTCTCAGTTTTGTCTTACGCTTAAACGTATCTTTTTATTTAGAATTATTTGATGCATTTAATTTTAGATTTTCTTTTCAAAATTAAGCCGCATGGAATCTCAATATATTTATAGCTTAAGTATGAAGACAGAAGAATAAGTACTATAATTGGTACAACCATCAATAATTTATCTAACATATAGATATCACATAGCTTATTTATTATACATATAATGATCACATGCGAAAGATATGTCGAGTATGACCAATCTCCAAGTTTAGATGCAATTCTTGATATAGTGCTATTGCCAATATTGTTTTCAAGACATAAAGCGGAAACAATTAAAGCAGCGCAAGGGATTCCAATTTGGAGAAGTCTTTTTGATTCATTGCTAAAAAATATACTTATCAGTGATAATACGGATATTGTTAGTGCAGTTTTAACACCGATATTTCTGAATAGCCCATTATTATAACATATAGCTATTACCCCCCCCCATAACAAACTCAAACAACAGTTCATCATTATAGAAAAGAAATACAGTAGACTCATTATTGCCAAGCCATGAAAACAAATTCATTACAACAAGAGGAATTAGAATACAGCAAATTTTTTTGTTGTTTTCAGGGAATAACAGAGAAATAAATACGCACGTATAAAATAGCATTTCAAAATTAAGAGTCCACCCAACCGTTAGGGTTGGAATATACCAACCTATCTGTTGATTCATTACCGGAATAAAAGCAAGGCTTTTTAATACATTATTTAATCCAATCTCAGCAAACGGAATAACTCCGTGAAAATTGTATGATATTACCACTACCAGCAATGTGTAGAACCAATATGCAGGAATAATTCTTACCATCCTATTGAGAGCAAATGACGTAGGTGTAATATTATTTTTCGATATTGACTTATAAATAATAAAGCCACTTATGATAAAAAACATATCGACACCATTGCCAGCCTTAAGTGCAATAGTGTGCATCAATTTGGATGATGCAGACCATTGAAACATGACTTGAGAAATATGATGATAAACAACTGCCCAAGCAGCAAGTGCTCTTAAGATTTGTATTGACTTAATCACGGATAAATCCTAATGTTTTTTCATGCATTTTATACTATACCGATCGAAAGTCCAGTTCTCTTTTCCCATATCATACTATTCGCAATATACGGTGTAAAAATATGATAAACATCAACTTCCTTATTAATGTGTTAATAAACCATTTTTGTTAAATGCTTTCTATGCCCAATAAGAATCAATACTATAAGTTATAGAACCTTTTATTGTGGCATCAACATTGACATCGCTTTTATGTACAGGATCACAATCAGGGTTGTTAAATTTGTAAAAATCAATGTAATCATTTCCGCGATCGATGGCTCGCCGTAAACACTTGCCACCCAGTTGTCAAACCAAAAGTTATGGAAATAACGCCAGATACTTGGTTTGCGGCTTTGTGCGGTTGGTTTCTCATTCTCATTTAACCTGATTGTTCTGCGAATACGTTCAGTCTTATAATAAACTCTATAGTAACCAAACTTCCATTTTGATGATATTTAACATCCCTAGCTAAAAGTCCAATACCATTTGTCGAATCACCAAATGTTATCGTAATCTCACCATCAATAGAGCGTCGTTCTCTTAATGACTCTAGTTGCAAGGCATTCTGAACAGATGTAATTCATGCTGCATAGATATTAGCCGAAGTGTTATATACAATAGTTGACCCTGCCAATAGTTAACCCTGCAGCGTCATCTGTACAGCCAATTAGCGGCATTCCCGTGCCAAATTTACCGCCATTTATGACAATATGATTACCTGGGCCATGTATGTAGAAGTTCCATGAATATGATTTCCCCCACGAAAGCATTGGATTATTAAAAGTTACGTAATTATTATCTTTAACAGAAACAATCTGATCCCCCCCATCTTTTGGTATGCATATATACCCAATAAACATCAAGATGTGGGTGTGAACACCCGAAAGTGATCATTAATTCTGGATGTCAGCCGCTATATCCGGCAGCGTCTGGTTAAAAAAGACAGATATTGCGTCCCTGAACACTCGCGTACTGCTGAAGTAGCGATTATTCCGCGCATGTTCGTTCATTAATTTCCACATTCTTTCTATCGGATTCAGGTTTGGACTGTAAGGGGGAAGGTAATGCAGCCTGATATTTACCACTTCCGCCCAGTCTTTCACTAACTGTGAACGGTGATAACCTGCTCCATCCAGAATAACGTGGATTTTCTGGTTATAATCAGGATAAACCTTTCGTATATCATTGAAAAAACGGTATACATTATATTCATTAATGGTTTTATATTCGCAGATTAGCGGTGACGTCAGTGCTTTCAGATTTAGCGCCCCATGATATTCAGGCGTGTGCGGCTGCCTGTTGTTTTTACTGCTTTTTTCTGGCCTTTGCGTATCCAGCCATAGCTGATTTTAGTGGCCTGAGTCGGATGGACTCCATCAATAAAAAGAATCGGTTCATCACCCACAGTTGTTTTCAGTTCCACATAATATTCAATGAATTGCCTTTGTTTCTCTTCACAGAATTTATGGGGAACGCCTGACGGTTTTTGTAGGTGAAACCATTACAATGCAGCCACTTATTCATCCCCAGAATGCTGAAAATGATGTTCCATGTCCGGGTGACAAACGCAATAACATCGCGGGTACGGTGAAATAAATTATCGGATAACTGACTGATAAAAAGGGCCATTTGTTCAGCTCTGAGTTTGCGGCCTGAGCCGCCGTTTTCGGCCTTCAGTTTCCCTTTATTCAGGAATTCACTGATATGGTGATCAATCGTTGTCTAATGTAGGCGTAAAGCCTGAGCAATCATGGCAGAACTCCAGCCTTCGGAGGCCAGAAGAATAGCTTAAATACGAGCTCTGACTCGCCCGTCACGGCTGGAATCATGAAGGCGTTCAAGTTCAGCTTTTTGTTGCTCAGTGATGAATATTTTCATGTTGGACAGCATGATCTCCGATTGCTGAAAAATCAATCAGTTCCAATGATCACGGGTATAAAATCGTTAATTGTATTATCGTTACCTGACTGCAAATGCATTCCTACCCCCATTCCAATATCAGTTGCAGATGGTAACTCATAGGCACAACTGGTCATGGTGAGGTCATTACAGTTATTGATATAGTAGGCCGTTCTGACAGTACCATCACTTGTACAACAAACCATGTTCGAATACTGACCGTTCTCTATCCGGAAAGCTCCTGGCAAGACTTAAGCATCGTTTACCCGTCCAGAGTTGAAGTGGTCAACAAAAACTGGCCACCGAGTTAGAGTTTTTCCAGTATCGATTTTCCGATTCGTTTGGGGGTAACCCACCGTTATATTCGTGCGGTCTTAGTGCGCTGTAATATCCAACGATATAGTCCGTTATGGCGTGAGCAGCCTCGCTGAAGCTTACGTAACCCACCACCGGTATCCACTCGTTCTTCAGACTCCTGAAGAAGCGTTCCATTGGGCTGTTATCCCAGCAGTTTCCGCGCCGGCTCATACTCTGCCTGAACTGGTATCGCCACAGTAACTGCCGAAACTGCCTGCTCGTATAATGACTGCCCTGGACGCTGTGGAAAATCACCCCGCCGGGCTTACCACGGGTTTCCCATGCCATTTCCAGCGCTTTCATGGTGAGCCTGCTGTCCGGCGAGAACGACATGGCCCAGCCCACTGGTTTTCTTGCGAACAGGCCTAGAACAACGGCGAGGTACGCCCAGCGCTTACCCGTCCAGATATAGGTCAC